GAATCTTTAGCGTTAAAATAATTTTTAAATTTGCGAATATTTTCATGAATAAATACGAAAATATAATTTTAAATTGCGAAAAGTTTATAAATGTATGGAAATTATCGCATTTAAAAATTGTTACAAATATAAAACTTTTGGATCAACACACTTTTGTAGATGGAACTATTTTTATTTCCCCTTGCACTCCCTATGGAAATAATTCTTTTAATTCTGAAGAAATCATCTTTCAAGAATCTAAAAATTCGGACTGCAATGAAATCATCAGAAATAATATGGAAAATAACGTTTTAACTTCTCTCATCTTTCAATCTCCTTTTGGTATTTTATATTCTACAAAAGTTGTTTGTATAGATTTAATACAACTAGAAAAAAACGAAAATTATTTTGTATTTGCAAAACCAGGAACAAAGAAAAGATGCGAAATAGATATGGAAATTTTATAATAAATTATTATTTTCTTGAGTCATCATATTGTAATTTATAAGCTTCTTGAGCATCTCTTAATATTGTTTTCTGATTGTATTTTTCTGGTTGCAATTGCTTATGACCAAAATCTATATTTTTATTTTGTTTTTTCATATTTTCAGAATCCGTAGTTATTAATAATGAATTTGGAATATTTCTCCTTAACAAAGATTCGATTTCGCTTTCTAGTTTTGAAACATCCAAACTCGATAATTTTCCTAAATCTGCTGTTCCTACCAATTTTTTAGCAGAATTTAACAAAACATTTGCTTCCAATGCATATTTATAAGAAGTTCCAGCTACCGTAGATTCTTGTGCCATTTTTAAAGTAGAAACGCAATCTTGTATCATTGATTTTAATCTATTTCTCCAAACGAATGGAATTCTTTCTTGTCTCACTTCATTCCATTTGCTAATAAGTATCAGCAGAACAGCAGAAGCGACTACCACTATTGCTACAATTACACCCCTTATTCCATTCTTCTTCATTAAAATATTTTTTTGAGGGTCACATTCTTGAAGAGAAATTCTTGTCGGTGTATTGCTTTGAGACATTTTAAACACTACATATTCAAACTATTTATTTTAATCGTGAGGTTTTCGAAAAATATAAAATGTGTCCAATTTTTCAAAAAATATATCGAGTTTTTTTAAACTCTTTGTAGAATTAAATCTTCTAAAATATATCGAATTTATTTAATCTTCGTAGAAATATATTTTCAAGTTGGTTAATTATTTCTGACTTTAAAAAAAATACTATAATTAATAAAATAAATAAATTTTTAATTACTGTTTGTTAATAATTTGAAAAATTAAAAACGACTTTACATCAATTATTTGCTCCATAATAAGTAATCTCATTTTAAATGTAAAATAGAAACGAAATAAAAATTTAAAAACGTAGAAAAATTAATTAGAACCGTAAAAATATTTTAAAATACGAATTTATTTCAACCATCCATTCTCTATTGCTTCATTTAGAGGAACTTTTTTTGCACTAGCAGGTCTAATAATCTTTTCTCTGTCCAAGGATATATGAGTCTTAATTCTATCTATAAGCGAATTTTTATATGACAAAACGGCAATAGGAAAAAAATCTGGCTGAGATGGATGATTCGTATTAAAAGAAGAAGGTTCTTTAATCATAGTAGCGATAGTAGCTTCTATATCTTCTGGAAAAATAAGCTCAGTTACTTCATAAGCTTCTTGCATAGATTCTTTACAAATCCATATTGGAAAGCTTGAATCAGAAACATTATATTCAATAATTCCATATTGAGGAGCAGTAAAATCTACAATCATTCTTCCAAAATTTTCGGTTCTAAATATTAAAGTTTTATGATGGCCGGTATTAAGACACTCTTTTTTCCATTTTGAAGGATCGGGATCATTCCAATCATAAATCAATTCAATAGGTATAAAATCTGAAATAACATTGACATTCGCAATTCCATAAAAATCGACTGCGTCTCCTATTTTTGATAAATAAGTTTTAAAGGGAACCTGAAAAAGTAATTTCTGCATTATATAAGACGCATAATTCTCTCAATGCCAAAATTAAAGCATTGTGATATAGTGGAGCTTTACTTTGCGAATAAATTTCGTAAAAAATTTCCTTTGTAAATCCTTTCTTCTTGTATTCTTCAAGGGTAATCTTTGGATCTTCTGCACCAAATATTTTCATCTTATATCCCTTTCTACCATTTAAATTAAGGATATTTCCGACAGGTAACATACACCAAGTTCCAAGTTTTTGATCATGACTTATATATTTTTCGGAAAAAACTTCTGCTGCAATTTTAAAAATATCTTTTTCTAAGTCTAAAACTTTTTTCTTTTTCCAGTCTTGTTTTATTTTTAATGTTTTTTCGCATATTTCTTTATGTTGTTTTTTTTGTTCATTATGATGTTTACGACAACAAAAAAATTCAACTTCACATCGCTTGCAAGTTTTTGCTGTTATCTTTTTGCAGACTTTGCATTCTCCTACCCAAATTTGTTCAATCTTTGGAGGTTCGCTAGTTATTGAAATATTATTTGGTAGTGATTCCATATTTGGATTATATTCCGATAATATAACACTAGAAATTTTAAAACGGTTTTTATTTTGCGCTGATTTAATATCACGAAAATGGAAAGAATACTAAATTTGATTAGAATATTTTTGTTAAATGGTATATAATTTCCTTTATAAAAAGCTCAAATAATAAATCGAAAATCCATTATTAGAAGATAATTTACGGTAATTAGTGCAAAAATATATGTCCTTTTTTTTATAAAAATTTTAAATTGCGTTCAAATTTTTTTGCGAAAGCTAAATAAAAATAATTCTAAAGATTAGTTTTTACAAATATTTTTAAATTTTATCAAAATGCCTCATCATACCGAAGTTTCATTTTCTAATGGAACCAATGCTTCTCATTCTCAAGGTGCTAATGCATCTCAAGGTGCTAATGCATCTCATTGTGTAAGACAAGATGATGGAATTCACTGCTTGTAATTATTTTTAATAATAAAATCTCATCTTTTTAAGTTATCCTGGACCTCCAGCTCAAGACGGAAGACATGCATATAGACATTATTTGCAACAAAAGGGTACACCAGGACAAGTTTATGATATTGTTGAACAACCATCTCATGGAAGACATGCTCAATGTGAAGATCGTCCTATCCTCACTTGGTCTAGTTGTCCACCTGCTTCCGTTCCATGTCAACAAACTAGAACTTATAGAGCATTATCCTGCGATTCGAACTGTTAAACTTCTATATGGAAGAAATTGTTGTATTAATAAATTGTACAACAAATAGATGCATTTATTTTATTACATTCTAGTAGAATGGATCAACGTAATTTCTTTCGACAACACAAATCTTACCCAGGACCTCCTGCACAAGATGGTAAAAATATATATCGTCATTATATCATAGGTGCAAGAGTACAAGATCTACCAAAACCATATACAGATAAAGATGGAAATAAACATTATTATTTTCAAGGTCCGAAATTATGGATTATACCAAAATTAGACAACCATTATAGATTAAAAGATTGGTACGCTTGCTAATAAAATTTATAATTAAATAAACAAAAATCAATTAATATCTTCTTTCCATATTGTGTTGGAAATTATATCGAGAGCATGAGAACTCCAATAGTTTAAAAGTGTATGGATATTTTTAAACCATTCCTTTTTCTCTTCAGGTATAAATCCGATTGAATTTAATAATTGATAAATCTTGATTACTGCATTGACTTTAGAACCACAAACACATCCCATTTTCAATACTTGTTCTTGATTTCCATCTTTATCATATGTAAAAAATATATAGGATAAAACTTTATGTTTAATATCACAACCATCGCATTTATCAATTTCTATTTGTATTGAAGTATACTCATTACAAAGAATTCTATTTTCCATAGAAAGCTCTAATAATTTCTTATTGGCATTTTTTCGAGATGCCCTACCAATCGTAATGGAATTTATAATCACAGTATTGTACAACTTTTTATAAAAGTCAGTATCTTTCCATTCAGAACGATTGCAGTTTATAAATTCTTCAAATTTTAATTTCAATTCCTTATCTTGCTCTATGTATTTTGAATACTCTTCTCCTAGAGGAGAGAATATTTCTATAGGAATTCTAAATGGTATAATAGTGTTAGAAACAGGAGGAACCGCTTCTCTGGTAGTTTTAATGGGAAGAAAAGGACAATCGACATCTTCGCTTTCTAATAACTGTTTCAAGGTGTATGGTATAGAATTTTCATCTTCTTCATCAGATACTATAAATTCATCTTCTTCTTCATCATCCTGTTTATGTTTTAACCTCTTTCTGGTACTATTAGAAATATTATCACACTCTTCAAGTTCCATTTTTTTTATATCATTTCATTATCAACAAATTCATTGACGCTGAATAAAGTTTCTTCTGTAATTGTTTCTTCATAACATTTTTCGGAATCTTCCTCATATTTACCAGATTCTATCAAATATTCTATTTCTTCATCATCATAAGTCTTTCCTTCTAAAATCTTTGCCCAATCTTTCAGTTCATAAATATAGTTATTTAAATTACGAGAATGAAAGAAGAATAAACAATTTTCCATATCAAATTTAAAAGGATTTCCTCTTTTGAATTCTTGCGGAACTTCTTTTTGAAAAGCAATAGAAGAAAATATTTTACGTATTCCTTTATAATCAAATCTTTTTGGAATTTCAAATAATTTGGTTTTACTTTTTGATTTCTTTTCGTTTTCTTTTATTTTTGCTTCGAAAAAACCTTCTATTGATCCATATTCTTTTATTCCTTTATAACTCTTATCGCATCCTAATCCATTGACACGACAATCCTTATTAAAATCATTAATAGATAAAACACAAATATCTATTAATTGAGATTGATCTATCTCTAATTTTTTTACTATGTATTCTATATCATATAATTTCATTTTGTCATTTCTTGTAGATCTCCAACCAATATTTCGAATCAATTTCTTTGCACCAAATGGAAAAAAATCAGCATCATCTCCAGCAACATAATCGATATAGCCCAATCTGTTCATTAAGGCTGCATAAGCTTCAGCTTCACCAGGTGAATCAATAACCCAAGCTCCAAGTGATTTTAAAATTTGTTTTGATTCTTCTACGTGTTGAGGAGTAACTATTATTTGGCTCGAATAAGTTTTATCTAATCCATCTTCCATTTTTTGAATATCTTCATATACTTCGAGTTTATCTTTAGGTAAAGAATGTATTGATATATTATCTATTGATTGATTGGGATCAAATCCATTTTCATATTTATATTTTTTCAATTGTGTCTGAGATATCGATAATTCTTCTAGAAATTTACGTTTTTTATTTTTTCTTCTTTCATTTTCGGCATCTTTTTCTACTGGATGATCTCCATCAAAAAAGAAAACTGGTCTAATTCCCAATGTTATGAGATCTGAATAAAGACGACTAAATTCTAAAATATGAGTATTGGGACGATTTCCAAAACGATATTTATATACAAATGATGGAGCATCGAATGCAATGGATTTATCTTTGAAATCACTCAATTTGCATTCTTTACAAGAATTGGAAACATTGTTATCTATAAATTTGTATAAACCACTAATTCCCATTTGAAAAAAAAAACAAATCTATTTTATTGTATCGATTTTATTACGCGCATTTTGTACATTTGATTTTATCTCTAAAGAAAGGGATAACAAATCACCACTTAAAACAGTTAATTTCGAAACATTAACAACTTTCGAATAAAGTTCATTGGATTTTTTAACAATATCTTCAAGAGGTGGTAATTGTTTATTATTTGCTATTTCATTAAATTGATCTTGGAAAACTGATTCATAAGATTCTCGTTTTCCGATCAATTCATTGGCAGTATTATTATTTATTATATTAAACAATTCCATATGTTAAGTCCACCAGCCTTATCTTTATTAACTATTGGAAGTTTTGCTACGATTTATACGGCTTGGTTTAATTATCCAAATGATTTGAACAATTCAAAATCTAATAAAGAAACTTCCCTATTTATATCAGATATAATATTAGATTTGATAACTATTGGAATTGGAGCATTTGGTGCTGAATGGTTTTATATCAATGGTATGAAACTCATATCTTGGATAATTTCAATTTTTCCGATAATTTTGATTATTGGAATTGCTCTTATAATCATAATTTCCCGACTTTATACAGAAAAACAAATGTCAGTGATGAAAAATAATCCTCATCCAATAAATATTTCTCTAGAAAAAGAATCAAAAATTAGAAATAGAATTGCAATTATCACAAAAAAGATTTGATAAAATTTTAAAAACACTTTATAGTTTATTTTATTATTACTAAAATGACAGATAATCCTGTCTGGAAACATATAGCACGAATTGATGAAAGATTGGAAAATGTTCCTATTCCACGATATTATCCAAAAGATCGTATGGTAAAAATAAAAGAAGAACACTTTAGAAGCGAAGATAAAATTTCAGAATATCCGCAAATAAGAGATATTCCTGAACAAAATTATCATATAAAAATGGGAAAATATAGAAATGAGCAAGCGAAAAAGATTGACATTAGAGAAATTTCTTCTCCACATTTGGAAGGTACTAAAAATGGACATTTAAATGTAAAACAAAGAACTCCAAGAGTAAATACTTTGAAACAACCATCTTATGCTCTTGAAAATATATCTATTCAAAATGAAACCAATATTGCAAAACCAGAATCTGTATATTTATGGAGAAATTATACAGGATATAATTCCGAAAAGGATACATTATCTCCACGATTTCAAAATACAGATTTAAGATTGGAAAAAAGAAAAGAGAGACAAATAGCATATCAACAAAGGCAGGCAGAGAAAAAATCAAAATCCGATGCAATGTATTCTTATTACATTCAAACAAAGAATCTAGGATTTAATAATCAAAAAAACAACAATAAAGTTGAATGTGATAATTCGGAATTGTTTTGTCCAATTAAAAGAGTAACCTTTGCTTAAAAATAAATGTATACTTTAATTTATTTTACAATAGAATTCTTGTAAAAGAGTAATCATCTTTTTCTTATTTAGTTCTGTATCATTATTTCCAAACTCTTTTTGGTAAGCTAATAATTTATAATAACTGGGTTTTTTAATTTGAATTTTTTCCCTAATAGGTTTTTCCAAAATAAAATAATAATAAATCAAAGGTAACCCAAATATAATAGGTGCAATGATATTCATTTTCTATTCTTAGAAAAGAACAGTTTTCAACATAAATGGAAAAAAATACCGATAGATCTATTTCGAATGATTTTATCGATGCTTCTCAAATAACCCGTAATGTTTATTTAGGATCTTATGAAAAAGGAGCAAAATCTTATAACGGTTTAAAAGTATTAGGAATAACTCATAATTTGATCATTGGTCATATTGAGCAAATGCCGATTCCTTATCCTAGTGAATTTATTTATAAATTTATAGAATTGCCAGATCATCATAAAGCGAATATTACTGATTTTTTCGATGAATGTATAGAATTTTTAAATACAGCAATTTCAGAAAATCCAGAAACTCATATTTTGGTAGATTGTTTCGCAGGAATAAGCAGAAGTGCAACAATCGTTATTGCATACCTAATCAAAAACATGTGTTTTAATTATTTAGAAGCATTCGAAACGGTCCGAAAAGCAAGACATTGGATTAATCCTAATAAAGGATTTCGTGAACAACTCATTAAATGGTCTGAAAATTTCGAAAGATCCAATTCTGAAAATAATATTGAAGAATATGATAGAGCAAGATTTTTATTAAAAAAAATGAATGAAAAAGGAATAAATTTTGCAGAAGAAATGCAGATATTGGAATCGTTTTCAAATATATTTGGCGAATATCATATTCATACTATTGATATTGGAGAAGAATTGCTTTTGCGAGTATAATAAAAAAAATCATTTTATCTTTCTTTAAAAATTGATGTATTCTATTCGATAATTATAAGTTTTTATTTTTGCTTGTCTTTTTTTAAAAAAATAAATAAAACCATAATATAGAGTTTCCAAATTCCCTGGAAAAAAATGCAAAATACACCACCTCAAACCTTTTCCCCTGCTCCGGCAACTAAAGAAGTAAATCGACTACAATCAATATTTTCTAATCCCTGGATATGGCTTATTATGGCCGTAATAATTATTGCTATAGTAATTATAATCGTACTGGCTGTTATTTATTCACCTCAACCAAAATCATCTTCGGCTTATTCTTTACGGAATTTTTAATTAAATAAATTCTGTAGTGAGAATTTTTTGTATATCATCATATGTACATTTTATCATTTGTGATCCTCCACATGTTATAACTTTATAATTTTTCCATTCATATTGAGATGTTGAGTGAATATGACCTGTTGCGATTAAAATAATATTATATTCTTTTATAGCTTGATAAAAATCTTCTTTTTCTGACTCTTTCCACCAATCACTCCACTTTCCTATTAAATTATAATGAAAGAATAACACTGTAGGTTGTAATGGAGAATTATTTGATAATTGAGTTTTTAAGTAAGTAAGATTTGATTCAGTAGGGCATTTACTTAGACATATAAATTTCAAATTATCTTTAATAAAAGAGTAACAAAGATTACCATGTTTTTCTTTTATAAATTTTTCTATCGGCTTGTAAATATACGGAAAATAAGTGTAATCATCATGGTTTCCCATACAAGAATATACGGAAAATCCAGAATCTTCTAAAGGTTTTATGAAGTCGGTTTTTAAACCTTGTAACTCTTTATGTTTGCCACTTATAGGAATACATCCTAGTATTTTTTTACCATCACTACCTGTATCGGTAAGATCTCCAATCAATAAAATTATAGAAGGATTATCATTTTGTGCTTTAATCTTTTCAACATGGTTTTCTTTTTCTACTCTAATTTGTGGATTAAAATGCAAATCGGAATCACAAATAAAAACAATTTTTGTCATTTTACTAATACTATATAACAAATTTTTTCAATTCTTGAATTCTACTTTTTATTTCTTCTTGATTTGATCTAGGTATCTTAATAATATTTACGGCTTCAGTAACATTTCTTTTTATCTTTTCAACTGCTTTTAGTTGAACATTGGTAACTATTAATTTTTCAATTTTGTCAAGTTGTGATTTAGACTTATTTAGGAGTTTAATGCTTTTCACAATATTTTCTTTGATTTTAAGATCATTACTCTGAAGAGTAACGATTATTTTGTTTTTATTATTCAAATCTTCAATAAATTGATTTTCTTTCAATTTTGCTGTTTCTATTTCGACCCTTTGTCGTTCAATTTCTTGCTTTGTATCTTTAGATGATGATTCAAGTTTATCAACCAAACTAGCTTGTTCTTTCAAAAGATCTGAAAATTGTTTTTCCAGTGACTCTTGATTACTTTTTAAATCTTCATTTTCTTTCTTTAGATCTTCATTTTCTTTCTTTAGATCTTCATTTT